AAGTATAACGGATATATTGAAATTGATACACAAACATTCAGAGAGGGCGCATTTGCCTTAAACGATGTTAAGTATAAAAACGGAATGTTAGACGCTTATTCAATTGTATTCTATGGCAAGGCAAAGAACATAAAAGATATTTTAAAAGAGGATAAGTTAGCTAATTTAGATTTTAGTTCTTTAAATCATAGTTATACAACGAGTGAGGTCTTTGGTAGAATTACAGGTGGTATTACTTCAAACGTTGCTTATCCATTATTTGCGAATGATAGAATTTATAACTATGGCGGTGGTGGTAGTAATGACATTACAATTAATGCGGGTGCTATTAAATGGAATAGTTTATTCCCTGCTATACCATTATCACAAATATTATTAAAAATATCTGACAAATATAATTTAGATTTTACAGGTGCTTTTTTATCATACCCACAATTTAGTAAGTTATGGATGTTGTTTAAAAATACTGAAACATTAAAGGTAAAAACAGCTCCTTTAAAGGTTAATTTCACAAGTAAAACTGGCGGAACAACAAACGAAATTAATTTAACAACTGATGAAATAGGTTTTGAAATTATAAGTGGTGCCAGTGATAATAGATTAAGAAATTTAAGAGTGCAAATTGTCCCTACAAGTAGCTTAATATCTTATGATGTTTTTATTTATAAAAATGGCATTTTGTTTAATTCTTTTGTAAATCAATTAGGAACTACTACAAACACTTTTTTTAATAGTCAATTTACAACGCAAGAATTAAACGACAAATATACTATTGAGGTTCAAAGCGAAACTCCTATTACATTTACAAGTAATTTATTTTATAGTAGAGTTTTATCTACTAATTTTACTGCAAGTGGAACAAGTCAAACAACAATAGCAAGTATTAATATTGGGGATTATGCACCTGACTTAAAATTAATTGATTTAATTACAGGACTTATAAAAATGTTTAACCTTGTAATTATTCCAATAGATGAAACAACCTACGAGTTAATTCCGTTAGAACTTTATTACAACGATGGGAAGTATAACGACATTTCAGCAAATGTAATATCTGATGACATCGAGTTAAAGAAAACATCAATGTATAAAAATATAAATTTTAAATATCAAAAATCTGAAAATATATTAAATACAAAATTCGATGAATTGTTTTTAGCAACTCGTAACTTTTCTTATGGGGATTTAGCATACGAGCAAATAGATAGTTTAGAAAGTAGTACTTTTAGTGTTGAGTTACCTTTTGAAAACGCAATGTATGAACGTAAAACAGATAGCGACTTTCAAACTATAACGTTTAAAAAATCTGACTTAAGTAACTATGTGCCAAAACCTTTATTGATGTATGATAACGGACAACAAACAGGTTTAAGTAGTCCTATTAAAATTGATTACAATACAGGCAGTTATGGTTCGACTGATAAATACAGAAGATTCTCAAACGATTACAACAACGGAACTATACTTACTTTAAATTGGGGCGAAGAAATAAGCACGTGGTTTTTAAGTAGCGTTTCAAACGGACTTTACAAAAGACATTACGAGAATTATTTAGGTAATATATTCAATATCAAAAGTAGATTAGTAATTGTTAAATGCTATTTTAACCCAGTGCAATTAATTAATATAAAGTTAAACGATAGAATTATAATAAGAGATAAGAAGTACACAATTAATAAACTAACAACCGACTTAACAAGTGGAGAAACTACATTAGAATTGTTAACCGATTATAGAACAGGAATTGTGGAAATAGGAAATCGTTATTCGCTTGAATCTTTTTATGAAGTTGATAACACCGCACAAGATATTGAAGTTTTATTATTAAGAAATGTAAGTCCAACTATTTCTTTAGGTGCTTCTGCTTTTGGATGGATAAGTTATTTAGGTGCAATCTATACAGAAGATACAACAGTAAAAGTTTCTATTTCGGCTAACACTTCAGGAGTTCAAAGAGTAGGTTATGTGGGTGGAAAATGGGAAGATGAGTTAGGTAATATTTTAGACATCGAAATACCAATTATACAAAATGCTTAAACTAATATTAGAACTTTTACCACTTGCCCCAAAGGGAGAGAGTAAAGCAATCGACAGAGCAAAAGGAAAATATAAATTTCCTGAAACATTTAAAGAACTTAAAAATTATAACCAATGGCGATTACTAAAATAATTGAAATAGATGTTGATGAATTAAAAGCCTTAGGGGGTCTTGACAACTTAAATAAAGCGGTTGCCCAAACTGACAAACAAACAGCGTCTTTAAAAACACAATTGCGAGAAGCTACTCAGGAATTAATTAGAGCGCAAGAAGAGTTTGGAGATTATTCAAAAGCCGCTTTAGATGCAGCTAAAAAAGTAGCGTTACTTAAAGACCAAGTGCAAGAAGCAAAAGAAACTTCTGCATTGTTCGACCCTGGAGCAAAGTTTGCAGCAGCGACTGGTGCTATTGCTGCTGGAGCAAATGCAGTGCAAGGGTATCAAGCGGCACTTGGTTTGTTAGGAGTTGAGGGAGAAGCGGCACAAGAAACGCTTTTGAAAGTTCAGTCAGCAATGGCACTTTCACAAAGTTTATCGAGTATAGCAGATAGCGCTAAAGATTTTAAACGTTTATCAGCAGTAGCACAACAATATACAATTGTTCAAAAAGCAATTACTGCTGGACAATGGTTATGGAATGCCGCTATGGCTGCTAATCCAATTGGTGCAATTGTAGCTGTTGTAGTAGCTCTTATTGCAGCAGGTGTAGCTTTGACAAAGTACTTTATGGATAATTCAGAAGCGGCAAAAGCAAATGCAACCGCTATTGATAATAATAAAAAAGCACTTGAAAGCCAAACAAAAACTTTAGAAAGTAATTCAGAAGCATTTGATAAAAAGCAAAAGCAAGAAATCGCAATGGCTAAAGCAAGCGGAATGAGTGCGGAAGCTATACGTAAACTTGAATTAAAATTAGCTGATGAAAAAATAGCCTATGAAAAATCACAAAGAGCAATTGCAGAAAACACCTATCAAAAGAATCTTAACTATTTAGCAAGTTTAAAAGCGTCGGGTGCTGATGAGGATTTGATTAAAAAGCAACAAGAAACTGCAAACGAAAGTATTAAGCAATTCAACAAGCAAAATCAAGATGTTAAGAAAGCACTTGACGAAAAGAAAGACATACAAAATCGTCATTTAGTAGAAATAAAAACTGCCGAAATATCGAGTGCAAAAGAAAATGAAAAGCGTAGAAAAGAGCAACAAGATAAAGCACGTGAGGAATTAAAAAAACAATATGCAGACGCTAAAAAAATAGCAGACGATGCGAAATTAGAAAATGAAAAAGCAAGTAAAACCGAACTTGAATTATTACAAGAAAAGTTTAACAAAGAAAAAGCAATTTTACAAAAGAATAAAATCGACACTTTAGATTTAGAAATTAAATTTTTAAACGATAAAAATGCGATTGCTTTAAAACAACAAGAAGAAGAGAAAAGAGTTTCCGATAAGAAAAAAGAAGAAGATGCAAAAGCAAATGAAGAAAAAAGATTAAAAGATCAAGAAAAACTTTACAAAGATTTAGAACTTAAAAAAGAATTAGATAATTTAACTTTTGATGAGCAAAGAGCTTTAATAACGGAACGTGAAAATACACTTTTAAACGATAAAACTTTAAGCGAGGAACAACGTACTGAATTAGAAAAGCAATATGCAGAAGCACGCAAAACAATAGCACAAAAGGAAGCCGAAGCAAAAGAAAAAAATTTACAATCTATTTCTAATTTATTAGGCAATGCTGCAAATGTTTTAGGGGAATCAACAGCAGCAGGAAAAGCGGCCGCAGTTGCTCAAGCTACAATTTCAACGTATCAGTCAGCAGTACAGTCTTATAATTCACTTTCGGGAATCCCTGTAGTTGGACCAGCATTAGGAGCGGCCGCTGCAGGTGTAGCGGTAGCGAGTGGTTTAATGAATGTTAAAAAGATATTATCTGTTAAAACTCCTAAAGGTGGCGGAGGGTCTGCTCCAAGTGGGGGGGGTGCTCCAAGTAGTCCAGCTTCAGCTCCTACTTTTAACGTTGTAGGTAATGCAGGAGTTAATCAAATTGCTAACACGTTAGGAACGCAACAACCTATACAAGCTTATGTAGTTGCAAACAATGTGACTACTCAGCAAAGTTTAGATAGGAATATAGTAAGTAACGCAAGTTTATAATAAAAAAGCCACCCGAATAGGTGGCTTTAAAAATCAACTCAAAACTTTAAAAAAAATAGGATGGGACAAAAAGGCTTTACAAATGTAAAAAAAATATGTAAATAAAAAAACTTTTTACGTTATTTAATTATGGAAACGTATGTAGTAAAATTTAATCCCAACAAAAACAAAGGCGTTTACGCTATTAGCTTAGTGAATGACCCAGCTATTGAGGAATATTTTGTGCAAATGTCAAAGGAATATGATATTAAATTAGCAGAAATAGACAAAGAAAAGCGTTTGTTTATGACTCCTGTGCTTATTCCTGACCAAAAAATATTAAGAGTTGATGACAATGGCAACCCTTTTAATATAGTTTTTGAAGCTGAAACAATAAGATTAGCACAACAAAACTTTCAAAAGCAAGGTTTTCAAAACGAATCTACTTTGGAACACGATATAAATCTAAAATTAGATGGTGTTTCGTTTGTTGAAAGTTGGATAAAAGAAGATGAGGTTCACGATAAATCGGTAATGAAAGGGTTTAATCAACCAATCGGAACGTGGTTTACTATTTTTAGAGTAGATGATGATTATGTAATGGCAAAGATTGAAGCAGGAGAAATCAAAGGCGTATCAATTGATGGTGCTTTTGAATTAGATGAGAATTCACAATTAAAAACAGATATGAATTTAGAAACTATTTTAACGGCTATTAAAGAAGGCTTTGCCACTTTAAAGCAAACAGATGTTAAGTTAGGAAAACAAATGACTATCGATGACCAAACTATGTTCTACGAGGGCGATGCTTTGGCTGTTGATACGATGGTTTTCGCTAATGAAGAAATGACTGAAGCCTTTGCAGATGGCACTTACGAAATCGAAGGATTTACAGTGGTTATTGCGGAAGGTAAAATTTCAGAACTTACTGAAAAAGTAGATGAGGAAATGAAAAAAGAAGAAGGGGAAGATAAAGACAATTTAGAAATGTCAGGGTATCTTACGAAACTTGCCGCTGGTGGAGAAATTGACCCAGCTATGACAGGTAAAATTTTAAAACTTTTATTTGAAAATGTATTTTCTTGGCAAATTAGAGAAGCCAAAGAAAAGAAATTAATGGATGAAGTTTTACAAACTTACACTGCTGAAATGGCAAAAGCAGTAGCATCGCAATTAGCAGACTTCAAAACTGAAATGAAAAAAGAAGAAGAGCAAGCGGAAGAGGTAAGATTAGCAAAAGCAAATCCAAACCCTGAAACCGAAACAAGCCCATCTTCATTGGTAGAAAAAATGTTTAACGAATTGAAAAAGAATTAATTAATATGGCAACAACAACAAGTGTAAGTTCTAACTACAATGGAAAAGTAGCAGGACAATTATTTTTAAAAGCGTGGAAAGAATCAGACACGTTAAAATCGGGCGTAGTAACTTTATACCCAAATGTTAACTCAAAGTTATCATTAAGAAAATTACAAACAACTAATGGTAGACGTGAATATTCATGCGGACACACTCCAGCAGGTTCAATCACTTTAGCAGAGGTTTCGGGAACTCCTGTAAAATTCAAAGATGATTTTGATTTTTGTAAAGAAACTTTCAGAGCTACATGGGATGAGGAAAAAATGGGCGCAAGTGCTGCAAACGATATTTTTCCAAAAGAAATTTTAGATGGTATTATTGCGTCTAAATTAGCAGAAGAAGCATCTTATACAGATGACACAATTTGGCAAGGTACGGTAGCTGTAAATAAGTATGATGGCTTTTTAACTAAATGGGCTGACGATGTAAATATCGTAACTGTTGATGGAGAAGCTATTGATAAAACAAATGTTATTGCTGAATTAGAAAAAGCTATTGCGGCTATTCCTGTTGCATTAAGAAGAAAAACATTAAACGTTATGATTTCTCCTGATGTTGCACAAGCGTATAACTTTTACTTAATCGACAAGGGGACTACTAACGGATTAGGTGGAAACGCTAACACTGAATTGGTTTTCGGGAAACATAGATTAATCGAAATCGGAGGTTTGCCAGAAGCAACTATTGTAATTGCTGAAACAGGAAACTTAGGATTTATGACAGGTGCTTTAGAAGACCATAATTCAATTCAAGTAGTTGATGAGGATTCAATCGGTTTATTAACTGGTAAAGTTCGTGGAACTATGGTTTACAATGCAGGCGTAATATACGTATATGCTCCTGAGATTGTATGGTACAGAATCCCTGAGGCATAGTAATTAACATAAAGGCTCTTTAATTAGAGCCTTTTAAAAACATATTTTATATGAGTTGTGATTTTATTACAAAAGGAAAAAAAGTAAATTGCTTAGGTGCAATGGCTGGCGTAAAAAATATCTTTATAGGTTTATACGCTGACTACGGCATTACAGCAACTGAGCAGGTGGTTAGTTCTTTAGGGACATTAGATGAAACGTTTAAATATGAGTTTACTGGTGGTACAAATGGACTTACCGAAACTCCTACTATTAACTGGGATACAGGGTCTTTATTTTTTACACAAGTTTTAGCAGGCACTTTTCCTGTACAAGAAGAGGAATTGCAACATGAGTTATTTTTATTAATGAGAAATAGAGTTATAGTTTTCGTAGAAGATTATAACGGAAACATCAAATTAATGGGACTTAAAAACTCGGCTAAGGCTTCTAATGGTTCAGCGGTTACAGGTGCTGCAAAGGCAGACTTAAATGGTTATACTCTTGAACTTACAGCAGAGGAGCCTGAAATGTCACCTTTCTTGAGTTCAACAGCTAAAACTGCATTATTAGCAACTGTTGCAAATAGTTACATAGGAGAAACTCCTGTTGTTTAGTTTTAGATTATATTTATTAAAAAGCCTACTATTAATTTAGTAGGCTTTTTTTGTGTAAAAAAAAATAAATTTAACGTTATTAAGATATGGACTATTTTAATTCAGAAAATACAACGCATAACTTAACTTTTATACATAGGACTTTCGAGCCTATTGTAGATGTAACTATTTGGCACGAACTGACAAACACAATGTACACTATTAACGATATTGATTGCGTGTTAGATAATGGTTATAGTTATGTAGTTTTTGATTTTGATTTTATAGTAGGTAGTTATACTATTGAAATAGTAGGCGATGATAAATTAATTTACAGAAGTAAAGCAAAAGCAGTATGAATATAGAAGTATTAAATCTTGCAAAAGAATATGTAAGACCTGAAATAAAAGAAAGTAACTCAAAAGATTGGGTGATGAATGGCGAAAACAACCAAATGTATAAAGATATAATCGCTTGTTATTATAACTCCCCTACAAACTCCGCTATTATTGATTCTTACGCAAGATACGTTTACGGATTAGGTTTAAATATTCAGCAAGATTTTGTAAGTAAAAGCGATTTAAGACGCATTTGTTTTGATATGGTTTTATTTGGAGAAGCTTCTTTTGAAGTTACCCCAAAAGGTAAATTATATCACATAGACAAAAGTAAACTTTTACCAAACAAAGCCGAAGATGGGGAAATAAAATCTTATTGGTATAGTTTTAATTGGGATGATGAAAAAAAATATCCTGCTAAAAAAATATCTGTTTATGGTTTTGGTAAGAAAACAGAAAACCAAGTATATGTAATTAAGTCACCACAAGTAGGACAGTTCTATTTTGGTAATCCTTCTTATATTTCAGCGTTACCTTATTGTGAAGTAGAAAGCGAATTAGCTAATTACTACGTTAACCACATTAAAAACGGAATGAGTTTTGGACACGTTATTAATGTTAATGGTGGAAAACCTGAAAGCGAAGAGGATTTAAACAAGTTTTCAAAACAAATTAGAAACCAATTAACAGGAAGTTCAAACGCTGGCAAATTCTTACTAAGTTTTAACGATAATAAAGAAAGTGAAACTACAATATCAGCTTTACAAGTTAGTGACGCACATAAGCAATATGACTTCTTAACCCAAGAAGCGCAAAATAAAATATGTATCGCTCATAAAGTTGTATCTGGTGCTATTTTAGGAATTACAAAAAGTACAGGTTTCAGCTCTAATGCCGACGAAATAGAAACCGCTTTTAATGAAACATATTTAAACGTTATACAGCCAATTCAAGAAAGCATTTTAGACGCTATTGAGTTTGTGAAAGGGTTAAATGGTTTAGAGTTTGTTAATTTAAGAGAAGAAGAAGTAAAACAAGTTGAAGGAATGCCTACAGATACAGCAGTAGCAAGCGAGGATTTAATTAAGAAAGAGGCAAGCTATAACGGAGCGCAAATTGCAAGTTCATTAGATATTATGCAAGCGGTAAAAGATGGTGTTTTAACAATTGACCAAGCGATTACTTTCTTAATTCAGATGCTACAATTTGACCCTGCAGTTGCAAAGGCTTTATTTAGTGGTAATTCAGCAAGTGAAATAACAATGTCAAAAGAAAAAAAAGTTATTTTAAAGTCAAAAAAAAAAACTGAAACAGATTTAATTGCTGATGAGTTAATTAATTTAGGCGAAGAAATAGACGATAACGAATGGGATTTAATAGATGAGGTTGCAATGAGTGGAGAACCTACATTTGGAGAGCTTGAATTAAAACTTGCAAAAGTACCGAGTTCGTTTCCAAGTGTAACAAGTGAACAAGATACAAGTCTTTTTAAAATTCGTTATTCGTATGCAGGAGAGGGAGAAGGGCAAAGAGATTTTTGTAATAAAATGGTAAAAGCTAACAAAGTTTATCGTAAAGAGGATATTGAGTTAGCGGGTAGTAAAGTTGTAAATAAAGGATTTGGACCTGAAGGCACAGACACTTATAACATTTGGTTATACAAAGGCGGTGTTAACTGCAAGCATTTTTGGATGCGTAAAATATATTTAAGAAAAGGTAATAATTCACTTTCTGTAAATGAAGCTCGCAAAATGATTTTAGCACTTGACCCTAAAGACAGAGCGGATGCTAAATGGGAAGAGAATGAAAAATTAGTAGCAGAGCCAGCACAAGCAAGTAATAACTATTTTAAATTAAAATAATGGTAGTTTTATTAAAAGATAACGAGATAACTGAAAGCACTCCTTTAGGTGGCAATATAGATGTAGATAGATTGCGTCAATGCATTTTAGACGCACAAATAACAAGACTTGAGGAATTGTTAGGAGAAGATTTGTACGAAAAGATTTGCGATGAATATGAGGCTGAAACTTTAGCAGGCGATTATTTGACGTTGTACGAAAATTACATTAAACCTTTTTTAATTAGACAAGGTGCTTTAGAGTTTTTAAAGATAGGAGCGTTTACAATTGGAAACAATGGCATTGCTTTACCAACGCCTGCAAACACAACCGCAATTGATAGTAAAATGTTATCTAATTTAGTAAGCGAAATGCGTGCTAAAGCTGATATGTTTGCTGAGAGAATGTATAAATGGTTATGTAAAAAGCGTTTACCTGAGTGGAACTATCAAAGTGATAATGTCGTAAATCCAAACAAACCAAGTTTTGGTAGTTGGTATCTTGAAAATCAGTATATAGATGAGGATTTATATGTAAGACAAAAATTAAATAAACAATAATATCATGAAACACAAAGATTATTTTAACGAAGGAAATCAAGGATTGGGAGCGTTTGGACAATTCGGAATTAGAGTATTAATAGAAGATGCTATACCTGGAGAAACATTTATAGCGATTCAAGTTATAACAGACGCTACTATTTCGGCTACATTAACAGCAAATGAACAAGGAGAAATTGGAGATTCTTCAATAACTTCTTTAGATTTAACTGCTGGAACTGTTATTTATGGGCGTTTTGTTGATTTACAAGTAGCAAGCGGAAAAGTAATAGCATATAAAGGATAAATTATGTTAGGATTAGGTAATAATTTAAGACATAATAATAAGGTGGTAGGTTCTATTTCCCCAATAGAATATTTTGTGCGACCAAGTGGTACAACTTATGGAGATGGCAGCGGAACTTCTTACGCTAATGCATGGAGTGGTTTCTCATCTATTAATTGGCCTGATTTAGAAAATCAAACTTTAAATGTTTGCGGAACTTTTAACGAATTGTTATTAGTTCAGAATAGCGATGTCACAATAGTAGGGAATAACGTTTTAGGAGCTGGAATAATTAACGGACAAAGCGCAAGAGTTTGT